CTATTCCTCAAAAGCGCCAAAGTCGCTCCAATCGGTAAATCGGGTTCGAGCGAGAATAGCTGCGTATCCAATGAGATCGAGATACGAATCTTCCCGCTGTGGGCTTTCCACCATTCTTGAGAGTTTTGTCGCGATAAAGACCAGCGCCAAGTCAGCTGGGTCTCTGAGCTGAACACCAAGGACGCGGACAATTTTGTAAATGCGTAGTAAGTTGTCCCTCGGATCACCATATTCGAATCCGCGCTCATTAAGAGTGTCGCGGGCGATTTCAATCCATTCATTGAGACTTCGCTCGTTCAGCTCGTCCGACACTTCGACCCCTCTCGTATCCATTAAAGAACGCTTCATCTTTAGCCTTATCGAATCGATTACTGATATACATATAAACGATTAAAACGCCTAAACAGATTAAAGTGATTACTTGGTCGCTATCTAACATCAGCGCTCACCCCAAATTTATCTAAGAAGTAGGCTGAGATTTCAGCTCTTGAAAGTCTGCCCCTAGATGATCCTGTGCGCCCTAGCTTCTCAACTGCGTAGCGCCGGATAATTGAACCTTTCACATAATTAGTTCCATCAGTCCAAGCCCCAGCCTGAGAATCGTATTTAATAACTAAAACTGAAATCGACATATTGTCTCCTCTAGTTCTATCGGCAATTTAGAGACCGGACTATCATCTACTATCTCGTAATGATGGCCGCTCGGATGTATCGAAGGAGCAGCCACTACATAACCTTTATATTTGATATCAACTCCGGTGATGGTGCTTCGATATTGCCCCGGTTGGCTGTCTTGATAGTAGAGATGAAAGCCGTCTCCGGTTTTGACAGTAAATGTCTTATTCCAAGAGAGGTCTATTTCTCCGCCATTGCGGAAATCTATGTCGAGAATTACTAGTCCCGACTTAATGGCATTGATCCCAAGATTCATATTAGGATCTAGTTTCGCCCATAATTTGACTGTTTCAATGTCATTCGTAGCGTCTAAATAAGCCCGCTTAATTAGCCCAAAATGCGGTTCTTTTGACTTTGGTAGGCAAGGCAGCACCCACCATCCTTTAGCGATATATTGCTCGGCTGCTTCAATTACCTTAGCCGATTCTATTTTTAGCATTTAGCTCCCGTTTCTGTAAATCTAAATCGATTTACCCGAGAAGCATAAGACCCTAAATCTATTTAGACAAGTAGGAGCCGGGAGTGTCGGACATCTAGGAAGCCGACCCACTTCTCAACCATCTCAGAACCGGCAAAATCGGTCTTAGTAGGAAGGCGCTTAGAAACCCATTCAGGCTCGTTTATAGCCCCTAAATCCCACTCGTAGATACCTTTAGGTGTGGCGCTTATGTAAAGCGTTCTAGCGCCCGTTCTAGCCCTTATATCGGCCAAGTAATCCCACTTATGGCGCTCAATCATTAGAGTGTCGTAATGAGTCCTACGGCACTTGAGTTCGAGGTAGGCGTTGTGGGTTATGCCATCTGCCCGGTCGGTCGCTGAGAGAGGCGTTAAGTCCGGGTATTCGGCCTTCAGCGCCTCAAAGAGTTCGACTTCCCTAAAGTAGGTCAGTTATCTTCCTCTCCATCTTCCCACCCAATCTTCTTGAGCGGGTCGGAAGGATCGAGAACCCAGTCCGGCCAAGAGCTGCGATCCATAGCAAAGGCTAAAGCTGTGCCTTCATCCATCCCGGCATTACGGCAGGACTTGTAAATCTCTTGGCAAGCAATAGCCCAGTAGTCAAGTTTGGTAGGCGGCTCTTTTGGTCGAACCCGGCGCTTGACCGGCTTCTTCTTAGCGACGCGTTTTCGAGTTGCCACTCTTTGCCACCTTTTGCGCTAGAGCGAGTTCAAGAGTCGATTCTAACTTATCAAGTCTGGAAATTAGCGGAAGGTTCTCAAGTTTGATTATGTATCGAAGTCCGGCAATAAGTAAGCCAATAGAACCGAGGACGGACGCGATAAACGCCGCGATTGAATTGGCATCCATTTATTTGACTTTGCCGTAGCGCTCGTAATTTGGGTTAAGCCAGTTGATAACGCTAGGCAAGACTGATGCTAGAGCGGCATTTACAATCGCACTTACATCCCAGCCCACCGCTAGATAAGTCGCTAGAGCTGCTGCTAGAAATGCTTTTGCCCAGCTTTCGGCTGCCTTTTTTAGATCGTTTAGCATTGTGTCTCTCTCCTGTCAGGTCGAACCATTTTGAGTTATTGTCCCCGAGGGTCGTAAAGCTGATGTGAAAGTGTGAGCGGTGCGGATTTGCCCCTCTGTATCGGCGGGGTTTCCAGTTGAGGATTGGGGACATAATTTTGCCGTCATAGATAATGTATTTAATTCGCTTGTCGCCTCGCTTGGCGCATTTTCTAATCTGCTCCACAAGCGTATAAGTTGCTTCGGGATGGTCGTTAAGGTTGGCATCGATATCTATTGCCCGGACTACGCCATCGCGAGGGATATGATCAGAATTAGAGCTATTAGCAAAGTGGCGAGCATCAGCAATCCAGCCATCGCTGCGCCTATCCCTTTGAGAAAATTCATCGTCTATCTGCTCTCTTAATTGAATTCCGGCTTTACATAATTTAGCCATTAAATCCAAGTTTCCTTTTCAGAATCCCAAGTGGCAAAAGCCGGAGCTACATTGATTACGAGCTCATAGCCCAAATCAGCTAAATCTTCAGTCGAAGAAATAATTTCAATCGACCCATCGGGATTAATTTTTCTATAAAAATTAATCATAATTTGCCTTTTGTGTAATGGTTCGAAACTTGAGTCGAATCGAGGTATTCCGGATAAAAAGCTGGAGCTCCCACATTTCCATTAAGCCATTGGACACCAGCAGCGATATTGCTCGCAATCCCGATAGACCTATTCGCAGTTGAAGTTGAACGAGCGGTGGCACTTACAGCATCTTGAACGCCATCCACATAAAGATAAAAACTGCCGCCGGATTCAGCGGTCCCAACTATGTGATGCCAATTGCCGTCATTAACACTCGTTGTGCCAGTAATTCTTAATTCGGCATTTGTGCTCGTTGTGCTCAATGCTGTGACTTTATTGGCGGAATCTAAACTTAAATAAAGACCGCAGAGAATATTGCCGCCTCTTACTGTCATTATTTGCGATAATGATCCGGTGGTCGTTTTGACCCAACATTCAACAGCCCAAGAACCTGATGGAGCAACATTGTAATCGCTGCGATCGCCGCCAGTTGTTTGATGATAGCCAGTCGAACCATTGTAGGAAATTGATTTATTCACATAATCAGCCGTTGAGCCTGGACCAGTTTGATTTAAGGTATAACCGCCATAGCCCGTCATTGAAATCGAATTTATGTAATCGGCAACTGTGCTTCCGGTTGTTTCGGTAAATTTGTAAGCGCTGAAAGCGCCATCAAAATCTACAGTTCCCCAATAATCGGAAGGTCCGCCGACTGATTTTGAGCTAGCAATAATCCCGAGAATCGGCATTAGGCAATATCTCCGACTACATACCAAGTATCGGTAGCGACCTTAATACAAGAAGCGGCTGAATACTGAGCGCGTAGGACTGGAGCTGTTGAGGTTGCTCCGGTTGAGTGGATTGTCGTTGTTCCGGAAGTGACCGCTTTGATTGTGGTCTGCCCAGCCCCAATCTGAATTACATTGATTACCGATCCGACAGGGAAGGCGACATTCGCGTTTGTGGGAATCTGAAAGTCATTAGCGCTAGCGACATTCATTGTCACAAGCTTGTTTCGGTTATCTGTTAAAACGACTGTGTAAGTAGCGGTCTGAGCGTTAAGAGTTAATTTAGCCAGCCCATCATCGAGTCCGTTGCCTATCGTTCGCATCGCCGATGCGCCATCTTTGACGAGATCAGTATCGTCAGGAAGGGTTATTCCTAGTATGCCGGTGGTTGTCATTAGCTAATTACTCCTGTCGCGTTTTGCCAAGTAAGTGTAGCGGATATAGTCGTCCAATCTTCGGAAGCATTGACATCTTCCCAAGCCTCGGTGAATGTGTTGAATTCGGTCGGGCTAAGTCTTAAGGTGAGGAATAGGCCGCCGACTGATGCCCTAAAGCTCCAGCCCTCTACGAAGCCTAAGAATGTCCCGCCGGAGATATTCGCCGGAAGGTTGCTAATTGCCACCGGCAAGCCCATCGAGACATTAAGTAGCGCGTCTCGCTCCGTATCGTCAATCTCAGGGGATTGAAGCGGGAAGGTAATTGACTGGAATTCGGCGTAGGGGTAAGCCCGAAGGCCGATTACCTTATCGGCGAACAGTTCCACATCGTTGGCGTTCTTTAGATAAGAGTTGAATTGCTCGGTGTATAAGCCATAAGTGGATTGACTGGCTGTGTCCTCGGCTGTGTAAGTATTATTGAAGTTGTTGCCATAATCGACGATCAGCTTATTGACTAGGTTGCCTTGTCGGGTCACAGCTGAAACCCCAGCCCCTAAAGCATCACCGCCGTCTAATTCCACATAGCCGTAAGTCTCTAGGTAATCTTGTCGATGGCTGGCATCAGCATAAGAGATGCGACCGGAAGCGTCCTCATATAGATAACCACCGGCGCTTGAAGCTATCTGCTGAGCGATAGGCGCGATAATAGAATCGGTAATCTGACGGCTGACCATTGTATATTCCCCGGCATCAATTTCGCCAAGGCCTACATTGCCAGCATTAGCCCAAGTAGTCGTCGCTTCATAATTGCTCCATAAAAGTGATGGACTAACTTCATTCCAAGATTCGGTTAATAATTCTTCCAGTAGTTGCTCAATCTGACCGCCGTCTAAATCTTCAATTAAATTTCCATCGAATAAGGCTCGCTGAAGTTTAGCAAGAGCTCCGACCGCTGTGATATTTATTCGGGTGACTGTTGCTGTATTTCCGGCCGTTTGGACTTCGATTGCTAGGTCGGAGATTCGACCGCCAAAGATAGCGACATAAGATCCAGCGCTGTCTTGGACTTCAATTGTGATGGCCGTATTAACTGTCCAGCTATAAACTGTGTTATCGGTATTGATGGCTGACAACTGGCAATAGCCCGGAAGGGTTGCGGAATTGAAATCAGTTCGACCGCTCGTAAGATTTAAGCTAGTGAGCGTAATATTAGTTATGTCTGAGCCGTTGGCTTTTACCCGCCAAGTCGGATTCCAAAGGGTCATAGAATCTGCGCCTGAGTCCTAATTCCACCGCCGCCGCCTGTGCCTCGGTTTGTAGCTACATTCAGAGCATCAACCATAGCGCGGCTGAATCCTTCTTGATCGATAACACTTGGAGCATTGACATTGATAGTGATTCCAGCTTCGCCCATTCTCGCAGCAGCAACATTAAAAGCGCCGGGTGCTGCGCTTACGCCGTAGTTGATAATATCTCCGCGCTCCCTAGCAACAACATCAGCGACAGTAGTAAGTGACGGACGGAGATCGACAATTTCCTCAACCACCTTCTTAGCGGCGTTGGCAGCTGTCTCGACTGCCTTCGCAACTGTCCCGGCAGCTGACGAAGTTCCAGCCGCTCCGCCAGTAGCCCCACCGATTCCCGGAATAGTTGGGATTACTGTTGTCCCACCGGTAGCTCCGCCCCCAATAGTTCCACCGCCAAAAGGAAGTTGAATATTAGGTGCGATAGGTGCTGTTTTGCCGGTGCTAATCAAAGGTATATCTTTGAATAAACTTATTTTGTTATAGGCGCTAATTAAAGAATTAATCCTTTGAATCGCAGCGTCAATCAGTTTTAGAAGTCCATTGATGGCATCAGAGATGAATCCAATAACCGGAGCGATAATCTTAATTGCTAAACTAAAAGCTGTTCCAATTCCTTGAATTGCCGCAACGACTTGGCTTTTAAGAATCGGCACAAAATAAGTGACGAAGAATGAATAAAGCGTTTTAATTAAGTCTAAGAAACTTTGGAAGTTCCCTCGGTTTGTTGAAAGTGATTCTGAAACTTTATCGAATGAATTTTGAAGTGCCAAGACAATTGGATTAAGTGCGTTGCGGACTGTTTCAACGAATGATTTAATCTTGGCAATAAGTCCCTCGCCACCGCCAAAGGATGCCGCGACCCTTTCAATTACTGGCAGGAATCGATCATTGAATAGATTGACGACTTGTAAAGCGATTGGGAGTAAAGCTGTGCCGAGGACTATCTTGGCTTCTTCAAGTCGAGCGGTGAGGATGCGCTGACTGTTAGCCATTCCATCCGCTGTTCGAGCGAAATCGCCTTGAGCGTCCCGGGTTTGTTCGAGGATTACCTTATGAGCTGCTAGAACCTTTTGCTGGGCTGAGAGAGTTCCCGTCCCGGCATAAATGCCCATTTCAAGAGCTTTAGCTTTAAGGGTTGCGTCATTGAGCAAAACACCATAAGCGCGGATAGGTTCGGATTCGCCTCGTAGCGCAGCGCCTAGAGCTGTGATTGCTTGATCGACTGAGGTGTTATTAAATGATGCTAGGTCTGA